AACAGCATTTTTATTTGGTTTTACTTTATTCTACGGAAACGTGGCAGAGAGGCTGAATGCAGCGGACTCGAAATCCGCTGAGGGTGCAAATCCTCCGTGGGTTCGAATCCCACCGTTTCCGCCAAATAAATTTGACATCGCATAACGCCGCGTATCATTTCGTATCAAATTACATCAATTACCATAAAAGAATCATCGTATTATGGTATCAAACTATATCAATCTGTATCAGATTTAATCAATCATAATCTTTTTGTTTCAAATTTTTTATGGTAATGTGCATGGTAATTTTTTGAATAGCGAGGAATTACCATAATGGCGAAAATTATAACGCCTCTTACGGCGAATCAGGTTAAGAATGCCAAGCCAAAAGACAAGCTGTATAAGTTGTCAGATGGCGGCGGTCTTGCCTTATGGGTTTATCCAACAGGCGGACGCAGTTGGAAGCTGTCATTCGTGCAGGATGGTAAACAACAGACAATCTCCCTGGGGCGATATCCTGACTTTTCACTTGCCGAAGCGCGCGAATGGCGTGAAGAGATACGCCGAAAACGGGCGCACGGCGAGAACGTCGTCAATCCAAAGGCACGCGCGGATTTTGCTTTTGAGGCCGTCGCGCGTAATTGGTTTGCCCGCTGGTCTAAAAATCGGTCGGGCAAATACGCCGAACAGGTCATGCGAAATTTTGAGCGTTGGATTTTTCCGAAATTGGGCGGTATGGATATTCGCCAAATCAAGACCGCTGATATAGTTGATTGCCTCCGCGTGATGGAAGCGCGCGGCATTGCTGACACACTTCGAAAAACACGGAACAGCATTAATATGGTTTTTGCGTTCGCAGTCGGATCGGGTATTCTTGAAATAAATCCAGTCGTCCAAATTGGTACCGGCGTGTTTGAACGGGCGCAAACAAAAAACATGGCGTCGTTGCAACCGTCCGACCTCCCGCGCCTGATTGACTTTTTGGAACAGCGTAATGAGTTTGCGCTATATTCAGGTCGTCTGAAAATCCACCCTGTAACACGGCTTTGTATTTACTGGCTGTTGCTTACAATGACGCGCGTCCAAGAGGCGGCATTAATGGAATGGTCTGAGCTTGATTTAGATGCGGGTGTTTGGAATGTGCCGTCTGAACGAAAAAAAGAACGGCGCCCGCACGTTGTGCCGCTGTCGTCCGCTATGCTTTGGGTTTTGGAACAGGCGCGAGAATTGAATATAAACGGTCGATATGTTTTTGAAAGTGTCAATTTCCAAAGCCATATAAATAAAGAAAGCCCGCGTGTAGCTATGCAGCGGGCAGGATTGATAACTACGGCACACGGATTGAGAAGCCTTGCTCGAACATATCTTCGGGAAGTGTTGAGGGTTGATAACGACGTGGCAGAAAAGCTGCTCGCCCACTCTCTTGGAACAAAAACCCAGACGGCTTATAACCGTTCTGAATTGTTTGAAGAACGCAAAACCGCTTTAGAACGATGGGGAAATGATATTCTAAATCTCATATACAATAGATAATAAAAAAACCGCCTATATCAGGCGGTTTCTTTTTTTAGTCCCAGTGCGTTCAAAACTTCTTGCGTGTCGTAAACTGGCGAAGACAAAGGCGTTTTTAATCGTTTAGGGAATCGCCCGTCTTTTTCCATTCGTATTAACGTGATACGCGATATTGGCTTACTTTTGCAGCTCGCAAACGCCACAAGTTCGCAAGCCGTCTTGCCGTCAATTCGTTGCCCTAATTCTGATAGATTCATTTTCTATCCTTTCTGATTTTTCTAAGGCGGCATTTCCGCCGCCTGTCGGATTGGTAGTTATTCAGCCGCCGGCGCATTGTTACTCCGTACAAACTTCGCAAGGTCGGGCTTAAAGTAATTTTCGCCTTTTACGATTTTCCCGTTCTCGTTAAAGATTGGATTGCCGTTTTCGTCAAACTTGCTCCAGTTTGACAAGTTGACTTCTTTCAGTGCGCCGACCATGTCAAAGCCCATCATATAGCCCACGCCGATTGCCGTGACGATTTGGTCGCAAAGGGAATCCAGTAGGTCGATTTCCCAGTTTTCTGGCAATTTCATAACTTCACCGTCAATATCCTTATCAATAGCGGGAGATGTGTAAAATACTTCAGAAAGGCATTCTGCTTGTTTCGAGTCGCAAGACAACGCCCGCATCATTTCAGAAACTTCTTCAAAGTGCGCACCAATTTGGGTGGCTTTATCTTTTTCTGTCGGATTTGGTTTTGCTGCTTTGAACCAATTAATGATTTTTTCAATGTTCATTTTTTCAAGCTCCTATTTGTACGGTGTATTCTTTGCGGTCATGCGGCTTGTTTTGGTTTACCGCCTGCGCTTGGTAGTAGGCGCATATACCGTCTGCGCTTGGATAGGTTAATACGTTGATTTGCTCGACCTTGTAAACTGCGCCGTCCTGTGTTTTAAATACCTGCCCGATGAAGTACGGGCAGCCGTGTCTTTCGGGGCGTGCTTTCAGGTCGTCTAAAATATCCTTGCGCTTTTTGCTTAGATAATTTATGGCGGCTGATAGCTGCCTCAGGTCGTCTGAAATTGTCATTTCGTTTGTCCTTTATTCATTTAACTTGCATAGCCCCAATTTTCTCAAGTATGCAAATAACATCTTGCAATGCTACCCAAGTTAATTGGGCAGGTGTACCACCATCTAAGATAAGTAGGTCTCCATGCGGCTCATATCTAACTCCGCCGTTAGGTAAATCTTCGATTTCAATTATGATTTTTGCCATTGCATTACTCCTGATTTTCGGGTGACGCGGGTAGATACATCCAATGGCTTACAGGGTAACGGTCGTCGCTCGCCCACCCCCCAAAGTCATCATAAGACACCGATTCAGCGCAACGACACCAATACAAATATTATCAACCCCATTATCTGCTAAGACAAAAATACCACTTGTAAAGCTACCGTCTGTATTAAACCACCCCGCCCAAACAGGCGTATCTAATGGCGGGACTGATTCATATAATTTATTCCATTCGTTCATCTTTGCTGTCCTTTCTGATATTCATTTATCTGTGTCGCCCCTTTCGGGATTCCTGATGGCTCGATAGCTATGACGACTGCTGCGATCAGGATTGCAGCTATTACGTCTCTCATGCTGCTGCTTCCTGTCGCATAAGTCCAATCAGGTTTGCGGCGCGCTTGAAGTGCTTAGTCCAGTTGAAGCAGCTAAAGCCTGTTCCGCTGTCGCAATGTCGGATAATGTTTTCCGAATCCTTGACGGCTTGAACCAGCGCGCCGCCCTTATTTGCGACAAGCATTTTCATCATTGGTTGGCGCACGTCGCCAATGCGTTGCGGGCGTACAGGATTCAGCGGCTTGCCGTACATCGCCGATAACTCCGCATCTGCGTGAATACCCACATCGTAAAGCAGGTTGGCGGCGTGTAGGATTCTGTCGGAAAATTCCGCATATGGCATTTTTAGGCGGCGGGCTTCCGCGCGTGAATCGCTGCCGTTGACGACCTTATCAACCGCTAAAATGATTCCGCCATCAAGCTCCAAAAACGTCATGGCTTTCTTGGTAACGCTGACCGCGATTGAGTATGTGGACACTTCAGCAATCAAGCGAACCGGCGCGTCTTTCAAAAACTCTTCATACGCGGCGAAGAGATTAGACAGCGGGCGCAATACCAATTGACGTTGATTCGGGCTAAGGTCGTCAAAATCCTTAGTCCATTGCGCGACTGCTTGCGACGCTTCCTTGCAGGCAAACTCCACGCTTTTCTCGTTCGCTGGGTCGTCTGTGTTGCAATACAGACCAAGCCGCTGAACCTGCTTAATGATATGCTCTGCGAAGTTGATTAACTCCTGATTGCAGGCATAGCGCATATCTTGCAACGACAGCCACATTTTGACGCTACATGTAACCGCTTCGTCGGCTGATACCTTTTCGCCTGACAGCATTGCGTTGATGTTGTCCTTTTGCTCTTTCGACATTCCTGACAGCTTGTTGCGGTCAATGTTTTTCACTTTGCCCGCACGTTTCAGGGCGCGCTCTTCTTTAATTGATTTCTTCGCTGCTCGCTTTGTGGCAAGCATTTGGCTTGCTGTCGGTTTTGCTGTTGCTGCTACTGTTTGCATTTTGTTTCCTCGCTTAATTGCCGTCCTCTCAACGGCTCGGGTGTTTGGCTGCCTGCCTGTTGGTTAATTGTCTGCTGGTAATTGCATCGCCGCGTCTATCGCGTCACGCATATTGTCGAGATGTTTTTCAACACATTCGCGCGGGAGTAATACGCTGCCTATTTTGTTGTGCTTGTCTGCCAGCCAATCAAGGCGCACGGTGTCTTCGTGTTTGATGATTTTAAATTCTTCAGCATCATAAAAATCAGATACCACACTACCCTCAAAAACGACCCAAACGGATTGAAACTTCGTGTCAACTACAACGCCAGTCGCGCCGTTGGTTTTGCGACGCACGAGGTCGCCGAATTTAAATTGATGGTTCATGATTCATGTCCTTTGTGTGTATCTTGCCATTTCCCAAACAGGTAATCCCATTCGTACTTTGGGATTGCACGGCATCCGGGTAAGAGGTTATGCCAGTCAAAGTCGGTAGGCGGTTCCATCACGCATCCAGTTCTGATTCTCTCCGCGCCTTTTTGGAGGTCGCTTTCATAGTTTGGCGTCACGACGCCTTTTGGTGCGTCGTCATCCAATCCCGCCCAAATGAACTGAACAGGAATGAAAGGACCTATATGCCATGACGAAAAAATCTTGCCGGCACTATCTTTTTCAGTAATCATTGTCGGAACGTTTATTCCAACCTCTTTCAGATGCTCTTTTGCGGTTTTCAAAACCTCATCTTTAGGCATCGTTTTTAGGAGCGGATTCTTCGCTAGAGGCCAACTTAAGCCATATCTACCTGGCTTCTTCCATCCTTTAGGAATGCCAGACGGGAAGGAAAAACCAGCTATTCTTCCGTCTGTCCACTCTCGCAAAATTGTGTCATGCGGTAAGTTTTCATCCTTCCATTTAAGCCATGTTCTACGTTTTTTATCTCTTTCTTCCCAAAAGTTTTGCAATGCTTGTGCGACGGCACTGTTGTTATCCTCAATTAGATAAATTGTCATATCTGTTTCCATGATTTCTTCCTTGACTCAAAATGGGATATCGTCGTCGATGTCTTCAACAGACGCGGCGGGTGTTGCCGGTGCTTGTCGGCGCGGTTGTTCAGGCGGTGTGTGCTGGGCGGATTGCTGTCCGCTGTCATTACCACCGCCCAGCATCTTCATTTCATTGGCGATAATGTCGTATGTGGTACGTTCGATGCCGTCTTTGCCTTGGTATTTACGGCTTTGGATTTTGCCTTCTAAATACACTTGGCTGCCTTTCTTCAGGTATTGCCCAGCGATTTCAGCAAGGCGGCGGTACATTGTGATGTTATGCCATTCGGTGCGCTCTTGACGCTGCCCGCTTTGGTCTTTCCAGCTTTCGCTCGTTGCGACGCTAAAATTACAAACCGCCTCGCCGTTAGGCATGAAGCGCGTTTCAGGGTCTTTGCCCAATCGTCCGATCAGGATTACTTTATTCAGCATTTTTGCTTCCTTTTAAAACTGTTTTGACAGGCTTCCAAACGGTCTTTCCGTTAACTTCCTGCGCCTGCCTGATTCCAACTATGTGGATGTCAGGATTACCCGCCGACAGCCTGATAAATTCTTCGGCTGTCTCGATGGTTGAATATTCAGGGCTGATTTGGTAGCGGCTGTTGCTTAACCGCTTCCATTTGCGCCGGTCTTCGTACCACGTCGAATCATCTTTGTTGTAAACAAGCCGCCGCCGTTTTTCTTCTTCGGGGCGGCATTTGCCAAAGACTGCAAACATTTCAGTCGTCCTTAAATTCTTCATACCCATCAATGGTAATAATTCGTCGTTGACTGGATATTCCGCCGTTTTTATTCATAACGTTGCCGATTGCGGTAAATTCGCCGTCGCGCAGTTCTGCAAAGTTGAGCAAGATTTTCAGTTTTACCGGACCATTTTTATTGGCGAGAATGGTTTTACCAAACTCCCACCCTGTATCTTGTTCAAAAATTTCTTTGCCTACATCAAGATATTCGGCTTCTTTTCCGGCTAGTTTTTTCTTTAATTCAAAGATTTCACTTTTGTATTGTTTCAGGGTGTCTAAACGATTTTCCATTTTCATCTCCGATTCAGACGACCTTTCAGGTCGCCTGAAATTTTCATTACAGGGCGTTGATTTCTGCCTTTTGCTCGTCGGTCAGCGCGTATTCTTCCAGCACGTCGGCGACTTCTTTCATGCCGGTGGATACCGCTTCAACCAATGCCGCGAACTGCTCTTCTGTTGGCGTGGGCTTGGTTGGTTCCGCTGTCTTAGCCTGTTGATTTTGGAACGCTGCTACCAATGCCTGCTCGTCCGATTTCTTGCTGCCCATTTCAGGTTCGTTGTCGATGTATGAAAACTCGCCGTCGATGTCTTTGATGACAGATTGGTCTGCTTGAATGGCTTTCTGCATATCAATCGACAGTGGGGCTTGCTTGGACAAAAGCAGCTTGACGACGGTCTTTGATGCCATTGCTTCGAAGTTGTCCGCCCAATTGCCGTAGCCGTTTTTGTAGCTTTTGCTATATTTGGCGGCGTGTTGTTTCAGTTCGTCCATATCCATGAATAAACGGGCTTCGTATCCGTTCAGAAGTTTAAAGTAGGAGATATAGCCGATGATTTCGCCATAGCCTTTTTTAGGGATGAAACTTGTCAGGCGTTTAAAAACATCTTCGTCTGTGTCGTTTTCATAGACGGCACATACTTCAATTTGCTTGAATTGTCCGCTTCGCTGCGCAAGCTGAATCAAACCTTTATAGCCAAGCTGGAACTGAGCTTCGACGATATTTTCTTTTCGTTTTTCGTATGGGATGATATAGGCAAAGCCAAAAGCGTTATTAATCGGTAGATTAAGGGTGGCCGCCATACAAGCCGCATTGAAAACGCTCTCATTCGTTGCGCGTTTAAGTAATTCGTTTGAATTTGTGATTTGCAGAACGCTTGTCGCAAAGCTGGCGGCGTTTTTACCCAAAAGCTCTTCGAGTTTGTTTTTCATTGCCGGCAATGCAAAATAATCTTTTTTCCGCATTTCGATTTGCTGGTTTTTGTTTTGATTTGCTGGATGGCTCATTTTTAAAATCCTTATCTGTATTGATTTAAAAGCGTTTCGTAATAGGCTTGGCAGGCTGTTACGCGTTCTTTGATTAGTTCGATTTTTTCGTCATCTCGCATGACTATTACGGTCGTTATGGGCTTCCACGAGGTCTATGTATTTCTCGCGGTCTTCCCACGGCTTCAGCAAATCTTCAGGCGTGGGCAACAGCCAAAAATCAACATCGGCGCGGTCGCAATCAAACAGCCACATATAGCCTTGCATTTGCCAGTCGTAGCCCGCTTTGACGGCTTTCTTTTCGGCTTCATCGCGGAAAAATGGATGCGTCCCGATGTCCCATGAACACTTCGTATCGACAATCAGGCGGTCGTCTGAATCGTGAATATCACACTCCCCAGTCAGCCAGTCATTGACGCGCCGCTCTATGTTCTTCCGATACTCTTTGCCGCGTACCAGTCCGCTGTATTTGATGGCGGTCTCTTCCATCAGGTCACCCTTTTCGGTAAAGGCGTTACCGTCGAAAGATTCAAAGCCGAACAGTTCACGCTTTGCCATCTCAATCAGTTTTGATTTGGCGGTCTCCGTGATGGTCTCGCCTTTGGTTTTGGGCTTGCCGATGATATCGGCAATAGATGAACATCGAATCTTCATAACCCACCCGCCAAAAGGCTATCCATATAAACCCGCGCGTCAGATTCCGTCTTGAAAACTTTAACGCCCTCCAACTGCGTCCGTTTTGTCTTATCGGGTCGGAACGTAACCTTGTTGTAGCCGTCGGGCATGATTCCAACTTGATACCCGCCTCGTACTTTTCGCATGACTACGTTCAGGCTGCGCGGCAAACCCATAAAGCCTTTAACCTTTGCCGAACGGTTGCCGTTCATGGTGTATGGTTGGTGGTAGCTCATTTCTCCGCCTCCGCGTCGCCGCGCACTCTTTCGGCGGCTGTCAGTTGTTCGTACATTTTGGCTATTTCTGCTTCATGCTCCCGCGTCGCCTTTGCCGCTTCCTGCATTTCATGGCGGGCTACAACATCGCGGATATTTTCGTATGGGTCGATAGCGTCAACGCCGATTGACGAAGCTGTCGTGTAGTCCATATATGCCTGAGCTTTCGCGTATGCCTGCACACAAAATGCAAAGGCCGCCGAAGCGATGATGATTGCTGTGTATTTCATGATTGTTTCCTCGTCTTAATTTAGGGATTGCCCGCTGAATCTTCCTTACTAGATTCAGCGGGCTTGGCTGTTTCTTCGTCCAGCCTGCGCCGCGGCCACCAAAGGAGTCGCAGCCCGCGCATTGTCGTGGTTTGATGCGGTGTAAATTTTCAAAACCACCGAGGCGTCCCCACTCACGACTTACGGTCTGCCTACTCTATTCCACTTCATGGGTATTCTTTTCAGGCTGCGATAATCCGCGCCTGCTCGATATATCTGTCCGCGTAAAAATCGAGATTTTCGATTCGGGTGTAGTAATGGTCGTCCTCTATGGCTTCCTCCATCACTTCCATCATTTCATCGCTAATCCACGCGGCTCCATCTCGCAGGCTCATTCTGTATTCCCACTGGCGCGGGGTTTCGTCTTGGCATTGCTTGATGGCTTCGCGGTACTCAAACGCCGTCTTCATGACGAGATGTTCGATGTCGTCTTCCAGCGCGGCAAACGCTTCTTGCTTCGCCTCGCCGATTGCTTGCGCTCTCGTGTAGGCTGCGTCCTCGCCCGCCATGCCCCAGTCGGATGTAATCGGTTCGCAAATCATTCGATTACCTCGCATTTGATTGACGGGGACGATGTGATTTTTAATTTCGTGCTGTCGGGAAAGTAATAGAACATGGCTTTTTCTGTTGCCAGTCCTAGTTTCCCGCCGACAAATGAAATTGTTTCTATGACGTCTCTGTAAAGTTGGGAAGCTGGGAAGCCTGCTTCGACCTTATCGTCAAATTCGCCTTTTACCCACTGGGCTTTGTTGTTGATGTGTTTACTCATATCAAGCATTTTGCGTTTCCTCGCGTTGTTGTCTTAATCAAGGGTTCGGGGCTTTCCGTTTCCGCGTGCTGTTGCCCTGCCGTGTGTAGTCGGTTTGTGCCTCCGCGTTGGCGGTAGCTCGCCCAAGCCCTTGATTAAGCCGCCTGTCTTTCAAAGCGGCTGCTTGGCTTTCCAAATTGTTAAAGAGCATTGCAGCGGTATTGTTACCTGACACCTGTTCGTCAGTCCGTTTGCTGCTTCGATGTGTGTAGTATAATCTTTTTATACTTAAAGTCAAATATATTTAGTCTTTAAAGTGTTTAATTTTTATACTTTATTGTTTTTAAATGAAATTAATTTTATACTGGCGCAAAAAAACCGCCCATATAGGGCGGTCTAATTGGTTTGTATTGGATTATTCGTACATCCTTAGCTTGTCTTTTATGTCTTCTAAATCATCTTTGTTTTTGTCGCTTTGGTATTGTGTATAATCTGCATCGGATTTTATCGAATCAGTTTCCGATTTGTCTGTCTTCGATATATCCAATCGTAACAACTCATTTTCAAGACTTGATGATTTTTCATCTATCTCTTTTTCAGCCGTGTCTACACGTTCGAGTATCTTAATCCATCTAACGGCTTGCTGACTCTGTTCATCCTCCACTTTTCTTAGGCGGCTGAATAAATGAGCATTCATGCCAATAATTATTAAAAGCAATACAACCACGATCCATTTGAATTTATCCATCTTACTCCCTTTGTTTTGACTGGAGAATATTGTAATCAGGGTTGAGCCTACTCAGTAAAATATCGGTAGGTATCAACCTTCGTTTCACTTCTACAACCACACCGGCGATAAACGCACCATCAGGTAGCGGGACGCCCGCGCCGCCATCGTAGATAAAGGTATGCGACCCATCAATCGCAATGGACAGCCTGCCCACCATGCCGCGCAGGTAACCTGTATTGTTGATACAAATAAGCACCAAGTCTTTATCTCTCGGCGGGATATGCGGCTCCACTATCAGTATATCGCCGCGTTTTATCCCTGCAAACTCCACGTCATCCGCCATACGAACGCCGACGGTATGCCCTGAGTGTGGAATAAATGTTGCCGCCCTGTCCCCATCGCCCTGTATCTGCGTCCTATCCTTATCAGGATCAGCAAGATGGCGAACTGCTATATCAATATCCAAGAGCGGCATTGATTTTAAAAAGTGTTTGTCTGCGTCGTTAAGCTCTTCTTTTGTTGGCTTGCTTACAGAATTTTGATTTAGGGTATAACTGGTATTTGTCTGATTGCCATTAATAAGGTCTCTTCCTGCACTTTGCTGATATGGCAAAGGATATCCCGTTACCCTGTGTATCTCCATCATTTGCTCAAACGATGGCTTTGAACGTCCGTTTTCCATTGCTGACACATTTGCTTTCGTTCTTCCAAGATGTTCCGCTAATTTTTCTTGGGTCATTTCAGGTCCCGCATATTCACGAGCAGCCAAAACCCATTCGGATAAGTTTATTTGTTCTTTAGTCATTTCATACTCCTTTGCAAATTGTATAAAAAAACTGGACTTCATAGGAATAAATATATTTGACTTTCATGTATTGTTTTTTTATACTTATGTAAAAAGGAGTTTGACTATGGAAGCGATTAAGAAGGCGGTTTCGATACTTGGCAGTCAGCAAAAAATGGCTGATTCGCTTGGCGTGTCGAAACAGCTAATCAGTAGTTATGTGAATGGTCGTGCAAAGGTAACGGCGATAAACGCAAAGAAAATTGAAGAATTGACAGGGGTTAAACGGGAAGAAATCCGCCCCGATTTGTTTTTATAAGTAACTATTTTTAAATGAATTGAAGCGGAAGTCATCCGCAATTTATCAGAAAGGAAAGAAAATGAAGCAGTACATCGGAACAAAAGAAGTGCAGGCAACGCCGATGAATCGCGGCGATTACAACGCATTGCGCGGCTGGCAGATGCCGGAAAACGAAAACCCAGCCGATGATGGTTACTTGGTCGTTTATCCGAACGGCGAGCCAAACATCAAGGAATTTAACGGCTACGTCTCATGGTCGCCAAAGAAACAGTTTGAAGAAGCCTATCGGGTTTCCGAAACGTTCAAAGACCGCCTGACAATCGAATATGCGCAACTCGAAGAACGATTGGAAAAGCTGCGTGTATTCATTCAGTCAGAGCGATTCCAAATCCTCGCCGAAGAAGACCGTAATTTGTTGGTCGAGCAGGAAAAGGCGATGGATTCCTACCTCGCTATTTTGAACACGCGCATCATCATGTCGATGGATGACGTATCAGAAAAATAAAGAAGAAAAGCCCGCACGAGGCGGGCTTCCCCCTGAATTGCGAGGAAACGATTCAGGTAGACGAGAGATGATTATGAACGAAAAAAGAACTCAATGCAAGCGAATCATTGATTACATCCGCAAAAACGGACACATCACATCGTACGAGGCTTACGCAAAGCTGGATATTACCCAGCTTGCCGCACGAATCACGGATTTGGAAAGTCTTGGATTTGAATTTAACAAACCGCGTTACAAGGTCGGCAACTGTAAAAATCCGGTCGCCCATTACTCAATCGCCAGGTCAGGAATTGAACCATGAATGAATTTATCCCAAACAGTTTTCAGATTGCAAACTCGGTTATCGATGAATACCTGTCGCAGATAAGCGGGAACGCCCTTAAATGCTACATCTTGATTGTTCGGAAAACAAGAGGCTGGCAGAAAACGCATGACAGTCTCTCAATTTCTCAGATTCAAAAAGTGACCGGAATCAAGTCAGAAAAAACGGTTGAGAAAGCTATTAACGAACTAGTCGAATTAGGGCTGATTGGCAAGCAAAGCAGATTCGGATTACCCAACGAATATTTTTTAATTTCAGACCCAAAAAAAGGGGTAACACCACCCCCAAAAAATGCACCACCCCCAAAAAATGCACCACCCCCAAAAAATGCACCACCCCCAAAAAATGGGGGTACACCACCCCCAAAAAATGGGGGTCACATAAATACAAAATACAAAAAACAAATAACTACTAACGTAGTTATTAATACAGCGCCCGAAAAAACAACGAAAAAACCGACCAAGCACGAAGCCGATTTGGCACTGTTGGCAGGGCATGGAATAACAGGGCAAATCGCTGAAGACTTTTTGACAATCCGCAAGGGAAAACGCCAGCCGCTGACGGAAACGGCAATGCGCCTGATTGCGCAGGAGGCGGAAAAATGCGGGATGACCGCACGGGATGCAGTCCTGTACGCCATTGGAAACGGCTGGGGTAGTTTCAGGGCTGAATGGCTGAAAAACAAAACATTCGGCAGGTCTGGAAACCGTGGTGGTCTGACACACAATCAAACCGCCGATGTGATGGACGGTAAAAAATACGGCGACGCGCCGACGACGGATTTTTAAGGGGTTTGGAAATGGCTTTGAAAAGTGCATCTGATTTTTTGAAAAGCTACGGCGGCGCAAAAACCGAACAGCGGCAATGCGCCGAACATGGAGAATACACGTCAAAAAGCATTTTCCGCGGCGTGTGGACCGGCTGCCCTGTCTGCCAAAAGCTGAAAGCGGCGGACGAGATGGCGGCATACGCGGAAACGCTGCGCCGTGAAGCAAAACGCGACGAACTGTCAAAACGCATCGGGCGATCAGGTATTGCAGAACGGTTTAAAAATTGCCGAATTGAAAATTATGCCGTCGATGATTCGGTGCCGGGAATGGCAAGGGCGAAAGCCGCCGCCGCCGACTATGCGGAAAACTTCGAGGATGTTTTGCAGACTGGTCGGAACATGATTTTTTCGGGTAAGCGCGGCACGGGGAAAAACCATCTTGCCTGCGGTATCGCCCACAAAATCATCGGCGACGGCAAAAGCGCGATTGTGATCACGGTCGGCGATATGTTGCAGACGGTCAAAGATAGTTTCAACGGCGGCAGCGAAAAAGAGGCGGTCGGCGTGTTTGTGGAACCTGACTTGCTGGTGTTGGACGAATTTGGCGCGGGAAACCTGTCTGAAACGGATGGACGGATTTTGTTTTCCGTCATCAATGGGCGATATGAGCGGCTTATGCCGACACTGGTTTTAACCAATCTATCCCCCGAAGAGTTTAGGCAAAACGTTGACGCGCGTATCAGAGACAGGCTGCGTGATGGCGGTGGGAAATTAATACCGTTTGATTGGGGGAGTTATCGTGCGTGAGTCATGTTACCACTGCCTACACGCAGATTTCAAAGCCGAATCAGAAAGCACTATGCGCGGGTTTGCGAAGTGCAGTAAGGCGCGAAATACAGAGGAACGGGCTAAGTATTATTTCGGCGGGTATGAGTGCGACAAAGGAAAGTTTGAAACCGCGTCGGAGGCGACGATGGCAAAGAGAAGTGAAATTTTTGAAAAATGGAGAACGCAAAAATGAAGAAAGTGTGTGCTAGGTGCGGCGAAGAAAAGCCGTTGGAAGAATTTCATAGGGCTGGCTTGGATGCCTATGGGAACAGTATGTTTAAGTCCAAATGCAAGGAGTGCGTCAGTATTGAGGCTAAGTATTACCGCGAGAACAACAAAGAAGCACTGAAACAAAAACGCCAAGAACTGCGAGCAAAGGCCGCTCCCGATGTGGGTGTCTTGATGCGCGAATCGGCACGAAAGGCAAATCAGGCATTCACACTTTTAAGCCCCGCCTACTGGAACACGGGTGCAGCTAAACGAGTTTACGAAGAATTGGGGTTGAAATGGACGTTTTAAGTTTGCCTTACCCTATCAGCACTAACCGATATTGGCGGACGTTCAGAAACCGTCAAATCGTGAGCAAAGAGGCGGTGGCATACAAGGCGCGTGTTGCCGCCATCGCCGCTGAAAACGGTATTAAGCCGACCGCTAAGACAGTAAGCCTGACGGTACAGCTAATCCCAAAGGCGAACAAAGACGGGTCGGCAAGCAAAGTCTGTTTGGATTTGGATAACTGCCTGAAAGTCTGCCTTGACGCGTTGCAGGGCGCGGCGTACGAAAACGACAATCAGGTCGAAGAGATACACGCGAAGCGTTTGAAAACACCGATTGCAGGCGGCGGGCTGGTGGTAAAGGTTGAGGAGTTGGAATGAGCGCAATACGCAAAGCCGCTAAAGGCGAGCAATGCACACTCAACATCGCGGGGGTGTGCAATTACAACCCTGAAACCGTCGTCTTTTGCCATTTTCCAAGCGAAACACACGGCATGGGGTTGAAAAGCGATGACTTGAGCGGGGGCTTTGGGTGTAGCTCTTGCCACGACGTGATAGACGGTCGGTCGCATATCAAGTTGAGCCGCGAAGACAAAGAGTTTTATATGCGCCGGTCGCAGTTCCGCACGATACGCCGCCTTGAAGAATTGGGGATTATCAGCGTGAAAGGTCGTCTGAAATGAACGAAGCGAAATTCACACTGACACCGCAAAATGCGCGCGGCGTCATGCGGTCGATTTGGGACAACCTGAATGGGTGGTTTGAAAACGGCAATCTCGAAATCACGATCCGCCCGCACAAATCCAAACGGAGCGTCGAGCAGAACCGCCGCTTGTGGTTTTTGTATCGTGAAATTTCAGAAAAAGTTTTTATCGAAGGGAAAAGATTTAGCCAAGATGTATGGCATGAATTTTTAAAAAGAAAATTTATTGGATGTATTGAAATGCCTAACGGACAATTAATGGGCATATCAACGACAAAATTATCAGTTCAGGAAATGTCTGAATATCAAGAAAAGATTATATCCTGGGCATCTATGGAGCATGGTGTTTTATGGGATTAACGCAAGAGATTTTAAAAGAATTATTAAGATATGATGATAATACAGGAAAGTTATATTGGGCGGAGCGTCCAAGAAAGTATTTTAATAGCGATTTACATTACAAATCTTGGAATACCAGATTTTCCGGTAAGGAGGTTTGCTTATACAAAGACAGGTTGGGGTATTTGAAGTTAAAAATATTTAAGAAACAGTATAGTGCACATAGATTAATTTGGTTTTTTGTTCATGGGAAACACGCTTCTTCAATAGACCATATTAATAGGGATAAAACAGATAATAGAATATCTAATTTGAGAGATGTTACACATGCTGAAAATATGAAAAATAGAGGGAGGTTTAAAAATAATACTAGCGGGCATATTGGGGTTTATTTCCATAAGCCGTCTAAAAAATGGCAAGCTAGGATTATGGTTAATAGAAAAAATAAAATATTAGGTTTATTTGAACATATTGAAGATGCAGTGAGAGCGAGAGAGGCAGCATCTAAAGAGTTTGGCTTTATAGTGTAACCGCCTGCAATCATGGGCGGCTGGGGAATTTGGCATAATTTGGGAGTTTTAGGTATGAGATGGTTGTTGATTAAACTAAAGCGGCTTGTTTGTAATCATGATGATTTGGAAGTTCGTGAAATCGGCGCTTTTGAAACATATCAAACATGTAAGCGATGTGGTAAGTGCGGGAAATTGGGGGATTTTTAATGCTGGTACAGTGCAACGAAGAAACCGGCAGGCGGTGCGGGGAATCGCATGGGCGGTCTAAGCTGACGGACAAAGAGGTTGAGATAATCAGGCGGCTTAATGAACAGGGTGTCAATTATCATATTTTGGCACGGAGTTTTGATTGTTCGCCCGAAACGATTGGGCGCATCTGCCGCTGTGAAATTCGCAATGTGATTAAAGTAAAGTGGAAAAAATTAAATGCTGACTGAACAACAAAAACGATTCGTCGAAGAATATTTGATTGATATGAACGGGGCGCGGGCGGCACGGGCGGCGGGTTATTCGGAATCGGCGGCGCGTGAAACCGCATCACGCCTGCTTAAAAAAACGGAGGTTGCCCAGGCTGTCCGAGAAGCGCGTGAAAAACTCTCTGAGCGTACGGAAATTACACAAGACTGGGTATTGCAACGATGGGCGGCAATCGCCGATGTGGACAAGCGCGCGTTTTTTGACGATGCCGGTCGCCTGCGTCCTGTGAGTGAGTGGACACGGGAAATGGTGTTGGCGGTCGATGGGCTTGATGTAACGGAGACGGAGGGGGAGATTGCGGCTAAGGTGTCAAAATTGAAGCTGTCGAGCAGTAAAGCCGCATTAGACAGCATCGCCCGTCATTTGGGTATGTTTAAAGATAAGGTCGAGGTGTCAGTTGATGAGACGCTGGCGGAACGTATAGCACGGGCAAAGGCGCGTTTGAAATGACAGACCTAAACAGCCAAATTATCGAAGCCGCTGTCGCGTATCAGCATGACCCGTTGTCTTGGGCGATGTTTGCCTATGACTGGGATAACGGCGAACTTGAGGGGTATAAGTCGCCGCGCGCCTGGCAGGCAAAAATCATGGAGGACGTGAAAAACCATCTGTCCAATCCCAAAACGCGCCATATGCCGTTGATGATTGCGGTTGCGAGCGGCCACGGTATCGGCAAGTCGGCGGAAATCGGCATGTTGATTAATTGGGCGTTGTCAACGTGCGAAGACAGCAAGGTCGTCATTACAAGCAACACGGAAACGCAGTTGCGAACAAAAACCGCGCCTGAAGTGGGTAAATGGCAGCGGTTGAGTATCACGGTGGATTGGTTTAACGACGCGGTTATGAGTATCACGGCTAAAGACCGTCTGAATACCAAGACGTGGAGGGCTGACTTTGTACCGTGGTCCGAGCATAATACGGAGGCGTTCGCAGGCCTACACAATAAAGGCAAGCGCATTATGCTGGTGTTTGACGAGGCGTCGGCGATTGCGGATAAGGTGTGGGAGGTTGCCGAGGGTGCGCTGACCGACGAGGACACGGAGATTATTTGGCTTGCTTTCGGAAACCCTACCCGAAATATCGGGCGTTTCCGAGAATGTTTCCGCCGGTATAAGCATCGGTGGATAACCTATCAAATAGACAGCCGAACGGTCGAGGGGACAAACAAGGCGCAGATGCAAAAATGGGCGGAAGACTACGGCGAAGAGTCGGACTTTTTCAAAATCCGCGTGCGCGGTATGTTCCCCGCTATGTCCGCACGTCAGTTTATCTCGGAGGCGGATGTGTCGTCAGGGTATGGCAAGCATATCCCTAAATCGCAATATGAGTTTGCCCCGAAAATCATCACGGTTGACCCGGCATGGGAGGGTGATGACGAATTTGTGATCGCGATGCGGCAAGGTTTGGTATTTAAAATCCTTGAGACATTCCCAAAAAACGATAACGACCTGGTTGCAGCGCAAAAAATCGCACGGCACGAAGACGAGCATAAGGCGGACGCGGTATTTATCGACGCGGGCTTTGGTACCGGCATCAAATCAGCGGGGCAAGGATTGGGGCGAGATTGGAAATTGGTGTGGTTTGCCGGTAAGTCTAATGACGTGGGCTGCTACAACAAGCGCGCGGAAATGTGGAAAGCGGCGCGTGATTGGCTGAAGAGTGGCGGTGCTATACCTGACGACCCGATGTTGCGCGATGAATTGCAAGCTCCCGAACTTGTGCCGCGCGTTGACGGGAAAATCCAAATTGAGTCCAAGAAAGAAATGAAATCGCGCGGGGTGCCAAGCCCGAACCGTGCCGATGCGTTGGTTATCTCGTTTGCGTATCCTGTCATGAAAAAAGAATTGATTGGGCGTGATGGCGGGGCGCAGGTTCGAAAGGATTATGATTCAATTTAAAAAAAACAAAGGCCGCCTAAATTCAGACGGCCTATTATTTTATTTGCGAACAATATAATCCAGTAATATAACCCATTTAGTATGCGGCATATTTGCGTAACTTTTTTGGTTTGGGTTTGCCTCCCATCGTTGCGCGGTCGCCAAGGATACCTTTGTTATATTGGCGACATCTTGTTGCGTCAACCGGTACATTTGGCGCAATGCCTTGAGATTGTTTGGTGTGTAGCCTAATTCAGCATTTCCAATCATACAAATCCCCATCTTCTGATAGCATCAAATCGTCTGCTTTGATTTAATCTGTTTGGGTTTATTACAATACAGCCACTACAACAGGGTTTTTGATTACCCATTCGCCGTTATCGTCGCCAGCGATGGCGGAATCGCCTTTAATCAAAACAAAATTCTGTCCGACATAGCTGTGGAATACATTTGCTTTAACGCCGAAATATTCGCAAGCATCACGACCAAGGCATTTAATTGCGCGAATAACAGCTTCTTCTGTTAAGTCTTTAATCCCCATAGTGCTGATTCCGTCTAACTCTTCTTCGGTTTTTTCGCCGTCAACCCAAATAAATGAATTACTCAACTCTTCGCCGGCTGAATGTTCTTCGGTAGTGGCGCGAATACCATAAAAAGCAAAACAGTCATCGTCGTTTTCAATGATATTGATGATTTTTTGAATTTCGTTCATTTTATTTGCCTCTTGTAGTATGTCCATGTGTGTATAGTACCGCGTTTAATGCGGTAATGCAAGAGGGTTTTCGATTATTTTGATATGTTATTGATTTTATCGATAATTAAATTTAAAAGAAAATCCCGATGTTAACGATTAATAACATCGGGATGGCTTTAGTGAACTGCCTCTGATAGCGCCTTGTGTCGTGCCTTGCAGTCGTTGTACAGGTGGACTACCTGCAACGACCAGGGCAATATCTCTGCACCGGTACTGCCTGATAGTTTTGGCAGTTTCGGGCATGGCTGCACCAAGTCGGCAGGCGGTTTAATTGCTGTCGGCAATGGCGGCGTTGATGACTGACAGGCCGTCAGAATCGATACACACGTTGCGATAAACAGGGCGCTCAACGATTTTTTGCACTTCGACATATTGGATCCTTTCTTTTTCTGCTCGTTCGGCTTTGTCTGTTTGGTATTTTTCAGACGATACGCGAAACTCTTCTGCTTGCTTGATTGCTTCTTCTTTCAGGCGGTTTGATATTTCCAATGCCATATCATCACGGCCTTTTTGGTAGGCTTTCTTTACGCTTCCATTCCACCAAAAAACAAGACCGATGACGGCGGTGATGATGGCGATATACCGCCAGTATTTTTTAAGTAATATCAGTATCATAACGTTTTAACATCTCCGTATAGTTGGATAGTTCTTGTTCGGCCAACTCAAAAGCCGCTAGGTCTGCGTTTTCGCTCGCTTCTCGGCTTTTGGTTTGCCACTCTTTAATCATGCGCTCACAAAACTCTTTAGGTGTCATTGCGCCGCCATGCAGTTGTTGTAGCGTTTTTCGGTGCGTGTCCATACGCCTTTGCAGCCACGAGGCCCCCAGTTGCTGGGGCGGCTACAATCTCGCCCAGCGGCGAATCGGTAACGCAACAGGGCGCGGCAGGCGGCTACATGGTTTCCCTTAAGCAGTTCGCGGCGCATGGATGACGTGTAAAACTTTTGCGCTCCGAAGTTGTAAAAGAAGTCGATATAAACATCATATTCGCCTTGAGATAACTCAACGCCCGGTAACATGGCTTTCATCTTTGCTTCGTCCTTGCTGACGTGGGCGCGTAGCATTTTATCGGCTCGCTCACGGCTGACGGGCGGGTCGGTAATTTTGACCTTGCTGCCGTCCTCGTAAACGGTGCTGCCATGACCGACTGTCGCAACCTTGCCGATGTCGTGGTATGGCTTGGCGCGGTATCCCTCCTCTGCCTTGATGCCGAAAATAGCGATGACAGACGCGCTAAGGATGGCGACGGGGACTTTGTGATTAATCTTCATAACAGTTTCCTTTCTTGATTTTTTCTTTTCGCATTTCGTGCAATTCTTCGGCGCGTCGGTTTTCCTTGTAACGGTAGTAAACATTGACGATAAAACCGCCTGCGGCGATGACTAGGCCTGTAATAGCAATCCAATCAATGCCGCCAAACACTCCTGCAATTCCGACACTTGCGCCGCCGTATGTTGCGTTACTGGCGTAGTTTGATGCTTGTGAGGCTGCCTGTACGGACGTTTCCAATTTGTTCATTTTTGTGCTTTCTCTAAATGCCGCCCGACCGAGTCAGGCGGCGGCTTGGTTATTGCAATACTTCGGGTTTAACTTTCTTGACGATTTCAAGGGCGGCGGCTTGCAATTCAGGCTCGCTCATGCTGCGGTTGAAGAATGCCAAGTCTTTGCCAATATCAACGGAGGCCATGCCGTTGCCGTTGTACGCCGAACCGATGGTAATTCGGTCTGCGCCGACGCCGACGTTCATGCTGATAACGTAGGTCTTGTTGAAAGACAGCTCTTCGTTTTTGTAAACCTTGCCGTCAACGGTAACGCCTAAAGGACGGGTAATGCGGAATTTATCCTCTGTGCTGCCCTCGACGAAGACAATCGCCCCATCGACTGCTGTGTTTGTTGCTGACTTAAATGCGCCTGCAACAATCGCCCCAGTTTTGCTACGCCCACCAAGATTGAGAACCTTGATTGGGAGGAGTATTGTTGTGATTCGCTCCGTCAATGGCATACTTACCAATCCGTAAGCACCTGCTGAACCTCTTGCAAACTTCAGGCGGGCACGAATAACGCCGCCGTCCTTATCGATTAAGCCAGGATAATCTTTTGGTGTTGCTCCTTCCTCGCCTTCGGCTTTGGTAATGGTGAATTGACCGTCTGCACTGCTTACGCTTTCTGCCGTCGCGCCGTCCCAGTTAAGCGTATAAGTTGCCGCCGGCGCTGTTACTGTCGCGGTCGGCTTGGCTGCTGCGTAAATCTCTTCCCATGTTTTCGGGGTCGCTGATTCTGCTGGCAACTCTTTCGGCGTGGCTGATTCGGCATTGGTGGTCGCGCCCTCAAAAGTGATGACTTCCTCTCCCGCCTTGTTGTTGTAAACGTTCACGTTTGCGGCGGGGATGTTTGTCAGGTTGATAAACTTGCCTGTGAAGCTGTCTTTTGTAGGTCCTGTCCAAGTGTTGTTCATAATCTCAAACTTGGATGTACTGTTTTGAGATTGCGAGGCAAAGCCGAATTGATAACGACGGACGCCTGCATACTGTAATGTGTTGCCGTTGAATTTAATCAGCGGTCGAACATCGGTCTTGAAGAACATGATGTCGTTGTCTGCTTGGTCGGCAGTCTTGCCGAAATTCAACGTGTTGCCACTTACTTCAAACACGCCGCCGATTTCACCGCTTCGATTCGTTTCTTGAATGTAGAACGGCGTTTCAACAACCTGCTCAAGCGTCACTTTGTTGTTCTTAAACACAAAGTCGCCCAATCCGTTATGACCCGGACCAGCACCGAAAAAGATGTTATGAACATTCTTGCCGTTGATGGTGTTGCCTGAGATTTCAGTGCTCAATCGAACGTGCGTTGCTTGCTCGTTGTTTCGGATTTCAAACACGCGGTGAACGCCACGGCCGTCCCATTCAATATCTTTGATTTCATTGTTTTTGATGACGATTGATACGTTTGCCGGTTGTTTTCGCCATGCCTGATTTGGCTGCGATTTGTTTTCGATACGAATTGATGTGTATCGGTAGTAGTCACGGTTTCGGTCTTTTTCATATTCAGGGTAGTCGTCATCTTTAGCGAGGCGGAATTTCGGGTCTTGGATGATTTTGTTACCCTCGATTTCAATCTTGCGCTGCGGATAACCACGGCTTTCAATCGCAATGCCGAATAATCGGTTTCCCTCAATATGGTTTCCTTTGACGATAAAGTCGTAGGCGTCGTGCGAGTCAATACCCTTGCGATAGTTGTAAATCGCGCGGTTGTTGCGAATAATCATATTCACATTAACTGAGCCTGCTCCCGAAGCGAAGCCGTAGCCAGTGCCGCCGTCTTTCTCGTGTCCGTTTCGTTCTAATACGTTGTTTTCGATTGTGCAGTTGATTTGATTCGCCGCGGAAATACCGGCGACGCGGTTGTGGTGGCAGTAACAGTTAACGACACGGTTGTTCATTGAGTGGTGCGTCAGGTTGTCAACACTCAATTCACCACGGAATACCTTGTCATTATCAGTAAATGCCGCCTCGTTACTTGTCAGGTAAATGCCCATGCGGTTTGCGCCTGTTGATTCAACGTTCTCAACAAGGCAGCCGCTTGAATTGTTGATGTGGATGTTGTTGATCGCACCGAAATAGGTATTCCCCTCGCGGTAAAATTCTCCGGTGTATTCGATTTTGAAGTCTTTCAAAACCTTGTCTTTCACGCCGTTAATCAAAATACCGCCGAACCAACGGGCGTCGGTTTTGTTGGTATCAGGGTCCCAATCGATTTCCTGCCCCCAGCCGTATTTCAGGACGGTTTTGTCACGTCCTGCACCTTTAATGCCTTTGACGTTCGGGAAGTTCTGCTTCGTGATTTTGATTTGGAATGGCAGTTCGTAAATACCCTCTTCCAGTTCCACCATTGCGCTGTTTTTCTGGGCTTCTTCCAGCTTCATCATCAGTTGCACGGTGTTTCGGAATTTGCCCGTGAGACCGATAGCTGCGTTATCGAAATTGCCACCCGTCATTTTCAGCTTTTCTTGGATGGCTTTGATTTGTTCGGACATGATCGCCATGCCCTTTTCGTAGTTGGTATTGCCGACTAGATTCATGCTCATGGTTGTTTAACTCCTAGATATTTTCTAAGTTCGTTTAAAAAATTCTCACTGACGCCGTCTTGCTTGCTGTCTTGGTGTGTGTATGGTTTGCCGAAGTAGTTACTTAACTGTGCCAAAAAGTTCTCGCTGACGCCGCTTTCGTCGGGCAGTTTTGAATAAGCGGAATAGCCAAAATAAAGCTGCATATCACGCAAGAAACGCTCACTTACGCCGCTTTCATCGGGGATGTTTGAATACCCGCCGTCCTGTGTGATTGCGCCAAGCTGGGCATATAGGTCGGCGATTGACAGGCTTGTTCGCCCCGATTCGTTGAAAACGTATTCTTCAATCTGCCGCGCTTTTTCCCGTACTTCCGCCGACCGTTCGCTAAAGGCGGCATTCAGGTTGTCAACGGATAATCGGAATAGGTCGGACTGGTCGGCAAACTCTTTCTTGCTTTCGCCCAGTGTTTTGTTGAACTCTGTAACCGTGCCGTTAAATGCGCCGACCTGTTTCTCATACCCGCGCACGTCTTGCTGGAATTGCTCCACCTGCTGCGGGTAGTCGTTGTTGACTATTCGCGTGCCGTCTGCGCTCCATGAAAGCCCTGATTTCGGTTCGGGATTAGGGATGGCTAGGTTGAGTTCTTTGTCGGACGTTATGGGTTGGTGCAATGTCCGACGCAATCGGTCGAGAATTTGCAGGGATAAAATCAATTGTCGGTCTAAACTGCCGTTCAATACCTGCGGATAAAACCCGCCCTGATTGGTAAACGTGGTCGGCTGCGTGTACGCCAGTCCACTGACAATAATCATTCTGCTGCCTGTTGGAAGCGGATTTTTCAGCGTGACCGTGCCGCCGGCGTTGTTCTCTTGGTCGGGGTTTTTGGTTACTTCATACTCTTCGCCAAAGGCAAGTTTCATCTCGTCGGGCGTGTCGGCTCTCGCTATGTAAACCAATACGTCGGACGGTTGGAAAATCTTGAAATTGAACGGGTAAGTACGTTCTGAACCATTGCCGGTAAAGAATCCAGTTTTGACGCTTTGAGAATGGATTGCCATAAAAAAAGCCTCTTTTGGAAATACCTAATGATATTTCTCAAAGAGGCTGTTATATGCAGGACTGATTAATTGCCTTGATACCCAAACAGTAGCGCGGCAGGATTGTCAGTCTCGTCATCTTGTAACGCTTCTGCTCCCTTGATGGCTCGATTGATTTGCGCTGACGGGATACCGAAAACATCGCCAAGCAGGTTGATACTTGCACGAACGAACGCATGGTCTATTTCGCCCTGTGCCGCCTGTTGCGCGAATTTGTATGTATCGTCGATTGGGCGCAATCCCGATGGGCCTGTATAGCCATAGAAGCGGTCGCCCGTAATGATGTTGGCTAGTTGCGCCATCTCTCGCCCGCCGACGAATAAGCCGAGCAAGAAACTGATTTGCTCTTTAGCCAGTTTCTTCGCTAAATCGTCATCGTCGTCGCCTGGTATCAATGCGGATTTCATCAGGGCGGTAAGTGCGGTCGGTACGACGTAAATCATCATCAAATCCGCCGCCAGTTTGGCTTTGCTTTTTTGCGTTTTCACTTCGACGAATCCCTGATTTAAGGCGGTATTCATGTAGGCATAGAACACGGTAAACAGTTTCTGCGTGTTGCTTCCGCGTTCAAATTCCGAAAGGTCTTTGATTTGCCCGCCACCCTGTGTGTCTAGGACAGTTTGGTCGGCAAGTTTGATGGCGGTGTCTAGGTCTTTGCCGTTATCCATCGCCTTTGCAAGCGCACCATGCCAAATGGCGGTATCGACGACCTGCTGCATTTTCATCATCAGCCAGTACGAATACTTATTCAAGAATTTACGGATTTTGCCCGCGCCGTTGATGGTTGCCGCTACTTCTCGGATTTCCCGCAATCGGGTGTTGCCACGGTTGCGCATAAACTCCGACTGTTCCATCGCCGATTTGGTTGCCTTGATGGGATGGGTCGTGTATTGCGACAAACCTGCCCACGCATATTTCCCACCAAGACGGGCAACGGCAGGGATGAAGGCTGTAATCTGAACGGCTGCGGAAACGATGTTGAAGCCCAAGCCGGTCATGCTGACGTTTTGGCGCAGTATGCCTGTCCATTTATCGCTGCCTTTTACTGGCGCGGAATTGCCGCGCGCAATATCTTCAAGTGCGGCGTTTAGCTGCCGTTTCGCCTGTGCGCCAAGTGTTTCGCGTATCGCCTTGTCAATGCTGCTTGATTTCAACAGGCGTGCCGCATCGATGACGGCTTCGCGGTGCGTAAGGTCATGGATGATTTCGTTCAATCCGTTGTAGGTTACTGACAAATCCAACAGCAACGGGCGATTTTTCACGGCGGCGGCGCGGTCTTTGGTAAAGCTGTGCCGCGTGTTGGCCGCCATCTTCGCCGCGCTCTTGATGTCCTCGATGTCAGCAAGGGCGTTACCGCTCTCTGCTGCCTGTGTGCTGGCGGGGTCGTATTTGGCCGGGTAATACCCGCCGCGCAATGTCAGCATCTCGCCGTCTGCGGTGCGGACGGTCAGCGGCTTGGCTTCAACCCATTGCGGTTCCGTACCTACAACCTTTCTTTCCAGTTCGGCAATTTGTGGGCGGTAGCTCTCGAACATATCCCAAACTTTTTGGACAGCTTCCCATTCTTCTTTCGTCAGGTCTTGCAACGCGCCTAATACATGGTCGATTTTCCAGTCGCGTATATTGCCATGCCCGCCGCTTAATAAGCGTTGAATGTTGCCGTCGTTACCCATATTCAAGGCGATGGCGAACAGTTGGCGGCGGTTCAATCTTCCTAAACCGATGTATTCTTTCCCTTTGCTCCAATACTCTTTAAAGCCAAGTTTGTCATTCAGCGGTTTCAAGATTTCTTTGAGTTTTTCCGCCGCCTCCGCTGTCATGGTTGCCTCTCGGTCGGCTGCCTCGTTGATTGGGCGGATGAAGTAGTTCCAAAACGCGCCGCCGTCTTTACCGCCGTCTAGTATGCGCGCGATAGACGATATCTTGATATGTCCCCACAAAATGCCGCTGCCGGTATCTTCCAAGCGTTCGATGTTGTTTGCTGCCGTCGATGTGCGTTTATCGTGCGTCCGTGCATTCTCTTTGATGGATTCAACGATGTTGTCACGGATTTCCTGATAGGTGCGCTTGTCGCGAGCAGTCAGCAATTTGTTTTTCAGACGACCTAGATGCTCGATGCCTTTCACGGTGTCCACCAGTACGCGCATTTCTTCAACGGTCATCTCCCGATAATTGCGCTTCGCCTGAATCTCGGCGATATACTCGGCGTCGATGTTGTGCGCTCTGCCTTGCTCCTCCATCTTTTTGACAAATTCAAGCAATGATGTACGCCTATCCAAGTCTTTCAGGCTTGGCGCGTTGCTCAATTCCACTGATTCCAATAAGGCTTCAATTTGCTCGCGGTACTCAATATCAATGGATTTGACGACGCGGTTAAATTTGCTCAAGTATTTGCGCGCCGATTCCATTTCTTCACGGGCTTTCAAGACTTCGCGTGCCATTGAGTTTTGCAACAGTTGATTGCGTTTCTGCGTGGCGGCGGTCGGAATATCGCCTTTGCGGAATGCTTCCATGCTTGCTTTGGCGGCTTTGGCTTCCGCGCGGGTGTAAACCGACGGGCGTAAATCTCGGACTTTGATTTGCTCTACTTTTTCTTGTGCATAAACGGATGCCGCTTTTCGGATCAGGTTTGCCGCCCCTGTTGCTTTGGATAGTGCTTTAAACTCGGCGGCAATGATGCGCTGACGGATTTCGCTATGGGCGGTAAGGTCGGCGGCTTCTTCAAAGTCTGCCTGCGTCGGTACTTCGCCTTTTTCTGCGAGAACGTTCAGGTATGCGGTCTCTTCGATTGCTTCCTGCGGTGGCTGGGCTTCGGTCAGGGCGCGGATTAAATCTTCCCCGCCTGAGAATACCGGCTCGCCGTCTTCGTTCAAAATCAGGTCTGATACAAGGTCGGGGTGCATTCCCCCGTTTTTGCGCGTCATGTCAAAATCAATCAGGCGTTCAAGTGTCTGTCCGTCCACGCCCATTGCGACAAGGCTGTCATGGTCGAAGCGGACGGCGGTCAGGGCATATGGGTTGGTTACATGGTCGCCCGCCTTTTGCTCGTGCGGAACATATGCGGAACTGTAACGCTTGGTACCACGCATTTCATCGAAGAAGCGTTCTTCAAAATCGCGCGGGTCTGCCTTGCCTGTATCGTCAACGGGCAAGTATCCCTCTTCGGTCAAAGCTTCAATCATGCGGTCGATACTGCGCCCGTTGGTTTTTCTCAATACGGGGTATCCGATATGGACGGCGGGGATTTTGTCTTTCGGGTCTAATCCGAATTGGCTAATCATTTCGTCTTTGTTCACGCCGCCCAGTTTGGCGATGGCTTCAAACAGGCTGTCATGCGCTGCGTCAACCTGCTTATCGAATTTCGGCTTACCGTCTCCGATGCGGTTTTCTTCGGTCATGCGGGCGGTCAGAAGCTGCCATGCCCGATATACGGGCTGGCTCATGATGCTGCCGCGTGCCGCCATTTCCGCGCGCTGGAAGTCTGCTTTATACTGTTTACGCATCTCGCGGATTTTCCGCGCACGAAGATTGCGGATAAACGCCATGTCGCGTAACGCGCGGGCGGTCAGGTCGTCTTGCGCCTCTGCTGTTGCGCGTTCGGCATTGTGCCGGTATTTCGCATAATCCGTGTCGTCCATGCCCGCCTGTGCCGCATCTTCAAACATCGGGGTCATGCCGTTAATGTATTGGGTTTGCTGAATCTGCTCGTCGCTGGCAAACATTCGGTCAAACACGCTGCGGACTTCATCGGTCAATTCTACGTTCAGGTTTTTCAGGGATTGATACACCTGCTTCAACCATGAACGGAAACGGCGGAATACCCCGCGCAATTCTTCGCTTGGTGCTTTACCCTCGTACAGGTAGGCTTCGAAACCGCGCGCCCATTTCTCGTGATTCTCGCGCTGCTCGTCCAGGCTCATGGCGTCCCATGCGGCAAGGTCTTTCACACCGAACCAATCCAAGGTCGTCTGAACGTCGGACAGGAATTGCCGTTCCTGTTCGGTCAGGTTTTCGGTAGGCTTGGCGGCC